GTGGGATAAACGCATCACGTTGGGGATCGTAGCTGTAGCCGATGCCTGCGTAATTTTTTCGGAAGTTGCCATTGTAGCTGGTCTGCTTCCAGTGCGGATAGCCACCTGACCAGTTCTGTAGAAACCAAACGCCTTTCCATTCCTGCTCAACACCGTTCTGGTCAAGCAGTTCGTTGTTGTGAACAACATGGACTTCAAGCACCACGTTGTTCTGATCTAGCTTTGCAAAGTGAGCCATGTGTTACCTCAGAATGTGATGGAGCCGTCGCCGATGAATTTGTAGTAGTAAAAACCACCGCTTGTGTAAGGAGTTGGCGAACCAGTTGTAGATGCAGCAGCCTGTGGGGCTTTGATAATCACAATACCAGAGCCGCCGTTTTGACCAACAGTCTTAAAAGAAGCCGTATTGCCACCACCACCTCCACCACTACCTGTATTCGTTGCCCCTGCGGTTGCTCCGGTAGCACCAAGTTCTCTCATAGAGCCTTGGCCGCCACCACCAGAACCGCCAGCCGTATTCCTTGTTGTTTGATAACTTGCCCCACCACCGCCGCCAGCAATATAACGTGTTCCGCCAACGTCAACGCCAGCCGAAACAATTGTAAGTAGTGATGAATAAGTGCTTGAACCAACGCCACCGTCTCCAGCAGGAGCGATTGCATTTTCTGTGCCTGACGAAGCATTTCCTGCGCCACCAGCACCACCACCTCCCGAACCGCCGCTTCCAAGGCTAGGATTTGCTGCTCCGCCTGCAAAACCTTGACCGCTAGTCCCTGCTCCCGCTACAGCGGTAGTGACATCTCGCCCTACACCACCACCAGAGCCATAAGTTCCACTACCACCATTACCGTTTGTGTTAACCCCCTGCGCTCCGCTACCACCCGCACCACCCTTCAACGCTGTTTTGGTTGTGATGCCTGTACCTGAAATGGTTGAGTTTGTTCCATCGGTTGCGTATGCACTTCCAGTGCCGCCAGAGCCAGACGCTCCTACTGTTATTGAATAAGAAACCCCTTGCGTCAAAGCCAAACCTGTTTCGTACAACAGACCGCCAGCACCGCCACCACCGCCGCCGTTATATCCGCCACCACCTCCACCACCGGCTACCATTAAAAAATCCACAGAAACACTGGGCGGAGGTAGACTCGTAGCAGCCCATCCAGAGTAAGCAACCCAGCCTTGGGTGGCATCGACGTAAACAAGTTGAACAGACGCTCTGTTGGTGCTTAATACAACATTTGTAGCGCTACCATTAATTAAATTTCCGTTTCTTGCTATCGTCAGATTATTAGTCGCAAACGTCCCCGCATAATCTGTCAGCGTAATAACATTTCCTGCCGCTGGACTAGCAGGTAGCGTGACGGTAAATGCTGCGGAAGTCGTATTACACGGATAAGCATTACCGGCAACCGCTGTAAACCCAGTCGTTTGTACTGCTTGCCACGAGACACTTGAGATACCAGAAGTGCCTGATTGGGTAATGTTTGCGCTTGTAATCCTTGTGGTCATGACTTAATCCTTAAACGGAATCAGCGCCTATGCTCGGCACAATCCACTGGCATGTCGCTTCATCAAGCGTTGCATCATCACTAGGACGTGGTGGAATAAACGCATCCCGCGCTGCATCAAACGTATAGCCAATCCCAGCGTAGTTCTTTCTGAAATTAGCGTTATACGAAGTCTGCTTCCACGTTCCACCGAGCAAACGCTCACAGAAAGCTGCGCCGATGTATTCCTTCTCCACGCCGAAAGCATCAGCCGTGTCTTTGTTGTCTACAACGATCACTTGTTGGACGATGTTGTTTTCGTCGATCCGAGCAAAATGTGACATCACGCCTCCAGTTTCAATCCAGTTAAGTCCATCTCTTCCCCAACAGTACCCACAGGGAAGGTATTAAACGATAAAGAGATGCGGGTTGTTTCACCCTGCACATTAGGAACCATGTGTGTTAAAGATGAGGGGAACAGAATCAGTCGGCCTGCATAAGCCTCAAACCACCAACTCTCTGAGTTATACGCATTCCAGTTATCGGTAGGAAACTTGATCTGCTGCCAGCCGTCTTTGTAGAAGTAAATCCTGTCATCAGGATTGGTCTGCACATAAAACACGCCTGAGATGTACGAATTGGGATGTGCGTGTTTGTGGTGGTACTGGCCTTGCTCTGAGTAATTGCACCAGCTTTGCGTGACTCTGAGGCTGACATTGTGCTTTGGGTTGACGGTGGATTTGAAGTATTCCGACACCGAATCTTCAATGAATGATCTGAGTGACGTTAAGGCTGGATCACGCAAGACAAAGTTATTCGTGCTTGTCGTGTTACCCATATTTGGGCGTGTCTCAAGCTCACGGATGAAGAACAACTCCTCATCGCTTAACGGGCGACCGAGATCGGCAAAACCTACCGCTGTGGGGAATAGGTTATGCAATTGCATCTTCAATCTCTTTCATCTTGATGCCCATTTCCTCTAACTGCTCAGGAAGCCACATCGTAGGGATTGATTCTTCAAACTCTTTGATCTTGTCCATCACCCAGTAAACCTCATCCATACTCGGACAGGGGCGTGGATCATCCCAACGTGTGAATTGATTGTTTGTGATTTCCCATTTAGCACCGGGGCGAAGCATGTGCATCGCCGTATCAATGCCGAGGAAGCGGTAAATTTTGGTGTTTTCCATTTGACCTCTTATTGATTTATTTTGATGATGACGATGCCTGAGCCGCCTGCACCGCCATTCGTTGTACTGCCGCCGGGACCACCACCGCCGCCGCCTCCAGAATTCGTTGTTCCTGCGCCACCTGTTCCTGTGGTAACACCTGCGCCTCCACCACCAATGCCGCCTGAGCCTGCTGAGTTTGGAGTGCCTGCGTTTGTACGCTTTCCGCCTCCACCACCTCCACCAAAATAACCGGTACTCGGCGATCCTCCGGGGCCAGCGCCGCCATAAGAAGAAGCATAAGACGGGCCTTGAATACCAGCGCCGCCATTTCCTGCTGCGCCTGACGAAGCATTACTTCCTGTTCCGTTAGCGCCGCCGCCACCTCCGGCAGCTTGAACATCAGCATTTACATCACTGCCGAATCCGTTTCCTCCGGCGCTTCCTTGTGTTGCATTACTATCTGGAGGCGAAGAAGATGCTGGTGTATTTCCAGCAACCCCATTTTGAGTTAAGGCCAAATTAAAACCACCTCCACCCCCACCGGAGCCACCTGTATCCGGGTTAGCAGTTCCCGGAGTTCCTCCTTTGCCTCCAGCGGCAGCTTGAATAGTTGCATAAGGTGAATTAGCGCCAACAATTGATGATACGTTTCCACTTGCTGATTGAGATGCTCCAGCACCAACAGTAATTGTCAATTCGTTTCCAGCGGTTACAGATAAACTTGTTCCAGTCCTGTAACCACCTGCGCCACCTCCACCACCAGCTCCGCCAACAGCGGAGTTAGTTCCGCCTGCGCCGCCTCCGCCGCCAGACCCAACCACTAAGTAATCAATGCTGGTCACGCCCGTGGGGACAGTAAACTTACCCGAACCCTTGAATACGAAAACACTCTGTGATGGTGCTTGATATTTCAGAATGACAATGCCGGAGCCGCCTGAAGCGCCGTTATTTGATCCGTTGTCCGATCCACCACCACCGCCACCACCGCTATTGACTGCTCCAGGTGTACCAGGATTACCGCCAGCACCACCGCCACCATAACCTCCAGCACCCGCTGATGCTGCTGGAACTGCGCCACCACCGCCGCCGCCTGCGAAGTAACCCGTTGATGGAAAGCCACCAGGCCCAGCGGCACCATAAGCACTTGCAAAAGATGGGCCTTGACCACCATTTCCTCCAGTACCAGGATTTGAACTTCCGGCTGATGTTGCTCCACCGCCGCCTCCCCCAGTATATGGTGGCCATGCGCCAGCAGCACCGCCATTGTTCCCTTGCACCGTTGTCGTTTCACCAGAAACAGGTGTAATTGCTAATCTATTACCGCCAGTACCTCCTGAATTTGATCCACCACCACCTGACCCGCCGTCCTTGCCGTTGCCTATACCAGCAGACTGATTGCTTCCGCCGCCACCTCCACCTTTTGAGGTAACTGTTGAAAAAATACTGTCACCACCAGTTGTTCCAGCTGCTGAACCACCTGCATTTCCAGCACCTACGGTAATTGCGTAGTCAGTTCCGGCTGTGACCGGAAGTCCGGTGCCATACCGCATACCTCCAGCGCCACCGCCGCCACCTGTGTAGCCACCACCGCCACCGCCACCTCCTACCACAAGATAATCAACCTCAGTCACCCCAGTAGGGCAAGTCCACGTTGAGGTTGCTGTGAAGGTTTGGATGATGGTGAACTTCTTAGCAGCACCACCCAAAAGCATATTGAGAATGCCTGTCATGTCACGCTTCCGGTAACGACACAAACTGTTCCGCTAATAAACAAGATAGTCGCAACACCTCTCGTAGCTAGCGTCATCGTCGCTTTATCACTATCTGTTCCTGCTATGTAAGCCGTCGTGATTGAGCAAGTGATTGTTAAGTTCCCGCTGGTGTTGTTGTAAAGAGAAATGGCATCACCAGCAGAGAACGTCGCATCAGGAATCGTGATTCCAGCAGATAACGAAACTACTTTGCCGACATCAGCAACAACAAGTGTTGTCGTCGTTGAGCTTACCGGTACGTTTAGAAACCCTAACGAAAAGTTGCTAGACAGATCTGGAAGCGTTGCCGTAACACTGCTAGATGTATTCGCGCTTTGCAAAGTCTGCGTACCAGCGCCAGAGGCGTTACCCTGAACTTTTAAGTTGCTCATGTCTAATCCTTAGCCAAAAATTAACCAACGCTGGTCTGTTCCTACCGTTACAGCAACCCCTGTGTTGATCGTGACAGGGCCAACGCTCATGCCGTTATATGCAGACGTAACCGTGTAGTTGCTTGAAATGGTTTGTTGGGTTTCTGCTATTACCCCTGAACCCCCGCCGCCACCCCCAGCTAAGATCCTGACTTGAATAGCAACACCACTGGCAGGTGCAGTCGTAAAGACAACGCTTGTGCCTGAGATCGTATAGTCGGTAGTCGGTACTTGCGTGATACCGTTTTCAAGGACTAAGACATTATTTACAGTCAGTCCGCTGACGGTCGTGTCAAAGGATGTTGTAGAACCATTACCTGTAAAGGTATACGTTGCATAGCTAGGACCGCCACCACCACTACTGATCGTGATAGTACCTGCGCCGTTAACAATACTTATCCCGCCACCACCGGTTAATGTGGAGAGCGTAAAGTCCGTGCCGTTACCAATCAGTAGCTGACCGTCACTCGGTACTGTTGCTGCGTAAGCCGATCTACCTGCGGGGTAAGTTACAAAGACATTCTTTGTCCCCGCGCCAAAGTTCACCAAGCTCCCAGAATTACTGGAAGATAAAACCGTCGTCCTAGATAGCGTTGTTCCAGACGAGGTGTACGTTCCTATGCCTACTTCCCAGTTAGACCCTGACTGGTCGGCAATGGTGTAAAACGTGGAGTTTCCGTTCCCTATGGCGGAAAACGATTGAAACCCCGTAACCGCACCAGCTAATGTTACTGTGCCGGTGCCTGTGGTTGTGGTGGTTTCTTGTACACGGTCTGCAACAACGAATGCCATGTTAGGTCGTCGCTAGGCGGAGCAATGCAGTAGATGTCGTATTAGAAGGCATCGTCAGCGTGAAGTTACCCGCCGTGATCGTCTGCGATCCAAACGTATGAACACTGACCGCTTTGTTTGACTGTGTGCTGTTATAAATCAACACCGCATCAAACGCCGTGCTTAACGTTACGTTGGTGTACGTGATAGAAGCCGAAGGCGTCCAGTAAGCCGTACCTGCCGTTGCCGAAGCATTGGTGGATGTTGGAGGCGTTGCATTCGTTACCGATACACCACCAGCCGTATAGTTTGTGCCAGTGACTTCACCGGTTGAGCTATAAGCCGTGGTGCTTGCATTGATCGTTGCAGAAGCCAAATACAAAGCCGCTTTAAACGTGTCGGCTGCGCTGGTTCCACGGGTGGGTGCTGTACCAAAGTTATGAGTAGCCGTCATCAGCTCGCTCATAAACGAAGTACACATCGACTGAGTGTTCGCCATTTCAGGCTCCTTTTAAATTAACCAAACGTTGCTAGTTCAGGTACTGAAAATACTGCCGCTTGCTTTAAGGTTACATGGACAGACCTGTGAACAAGCTCGCCTTCATGCCAATACTCTACCCACGTAGTGTATTCATGATCATTATCAACCACTCCCTCGCGCTTCTCAAGAAGGGATTCGTCCATCTCGCCCTTAGTGGTGTTAATCATTATTCAATCCGTAAAATGGCGTCAGTGGCTGACGCGGCTGGGAATGTAATCACCAAGTCCTGTGCAACTTTGGTAATCGTACTACCGAAATTCAGAACACATACTGCACGGTTTCCATTAGTGGAATTGTAGATCAATGCTCCGGCACAGGAAAGGGTAACGCTGCTAAAAGTAGCTGTCTGAAATGACCAGTAAGCGGTGGTTCCGCTTGTCGTTGGTGTGATGTTTGTGAGTGCAATCCCGCCAGCGGTGTAATTGGTTCCACTCGTCGATACTTCCCCAGCGGATGAGTAAACGGTTGTATCTGCACCGAGGGTGGCAGAGGAGAGGTACAAAGCGATTTTGAAAACATTTCCTGTCGTCGCCGTAAAGTTGTGTAACCCCTGGGCAAGCTCCGCTTTATAACTTGTACACGCTGTCTGGATGATTGCCATATTACTTTACCGGATACCGAACCTGACCAGAACGATAAGCATCCTGACGGTCTTTAGCATCACCAAGCTGTTTAAGGAGCGCCATCGCTTCACCGTACATCTTATCCACAGCCGCAATCATATCCGGCTCACCCTTCAAGAAGATATAAGCCTCGCGGATCGAACCGTATAAAAGTGTTGAGTCAAAGTTCTCACTGAGCCATGTATTACCTGAAGCGGCATCCACAATCGACTCAGGGTAGTAGTAATAGTGTAGCTCCATGGCATACGCCAAGTTAGGCGTTGGACCAAGTAAAAATGTCAGCTCTCGTGGGGCACTGTAATCAGGACCGAAGATAGCGTAGTGCTTTGGTTTACCTGTTGCTGTTGGAGAGGGGTACGCCTCACGGATAAAGTTCACGTCTTTATTCAACAGATAAAGATACTCACCAGACGTTGGGTCAATAACCGCTAAGCTATAAGGCGACAGAAAGTCATCCGGGCACTGAAGATACTTGTTGTTAGCAGTGGTTATACCCGTTACGTTGCGACGAAGATTGGGCAACTGCACCGAGTTATAGATGCGCTGCTCTGCCTGACGAATGATGGTATCAATGTCAGTCGTGGAGAAAATATTCTCCACATAATCCTGAACCGCTGTAACGAGCTGGCTGTAATTCACGCCATTGGTCCCCTGCTCATCGTACCTTTAGTCGCAGCACCTGCACCACGCATCTTGATCCCAGAGGTCTTGACTGCATTATTCTCACGGTTGGTATAAGCACCAACGCTCATACGCAGCGTGTCGGTATTGCGGTGGTCTGGACCAGAACCTGGGTTAGCTTCAACCTTAGTCTTTTTACCAGCCATGGTATGCGGCTCTGCATAAGTTGAGGCAGGACCAACTTCTTTCCCACCTTTTTTCATACTGTACTTAGCCATGTCTTACCCCTGGTTACGTGCGCGAGCCAAGTTACGACCCATTTTCCGCATATCCATACCCGTAGGGCCACCCTTCTTGAGCTTAGTCAGGGGCTGACCTTTATGCTTGGCACGTTCATGCTTGTGCACTGCACCGGCTACCATCTTTTTGTCTTGCGCTAAATCTTTCTTATCCATCATGGACTCCTAAGAAACGGTAACTGAACCAACTTCTGCAAAACTGACCAAGTGATTTGGCGTCAGGGCAGCGTCGAACCATCGTGCCATGCCCACAGGATTAAAGCCCCACTCAATGACACGAGAGCCACCATCTCCGCCAGGAGCTGGAACATAATAAGATGGCGCATCAGGTCTTGGATTGCGAATAGCTTGCGGATCATAGACAGGGTACATCCCAAGTTGCAACTGTGGTTGGTCAGGCTCCCAACATTCAGGACACACCAAGATATTAACGTTTTTGGTCTTAATAACCAAGGTCTTAAGCTGTTTTAGCTTAAAACGAAAGTTGCACCGATCACACTGCGCTATCGCCCATTTACCAGAGGCAAACTGATTAGGCATCAGAAGCTCCCGGTGTTGCCCAAATACATGCGCCGGGGGACAAACCGAACAGCTGCTTTTTCACGATCCTCGCCAGTAGCGTAGGTCATCTGCTGTTCATACTCAGCCCGTAAAAACTGCAAACGCTCTTGACCTTCAGGAATCTTCTGGGCAATGTAATAAGCCAGCCCTGCCATCAAGCAGGGGTAAAACCTAAATGACATATCAGGCGTCTGGATACCAGACCCAGCATCCTGTATACGGCGCATGCGCCAATAAACTACTTGGTAGTACGGAGAGGCTTGCGTGCCTTGGTCAGGGACAGGCCAAACTGTGAATCGGGGGTTTGCCGTGTCTGAGGGTTCGTAGTTGCTTGTGGCTGGGTAGGTCTGTCCAGAGAGCCGTTGGACGTAAATCTGTATCGGTCTGGCTTGAGCAAGTTTGTTTGGGATTGTGGCGTAGGTGGAGACACTAATCCTTGTAAGTGTAAGGTCAGCTTGCGTTGAGGAATTTCCAGCTCCTGTCCTTATAACGTGCTCAAGCAGGTCAATGGTGTCGTTCGGTAGATCGTACGTCGCAGTGCCTTGTACAAGGTTAACAGTCCCTTGTTCAATCGTCCACATGTTAATGCCACGATTTGCCCACTCTATCGTCAGTAAATTCATCGACCTGCGAGCAGTCCGCAAGTCATAACCTGAGCGCATCTCACGCCCAGCCCGTTCAAACGCTTCTTCAGCGATCTCCGTAAATTCTGGGGTGAAGTCTGTTGCGCCGCTAGTGGTCATCTATATCTCGCAGTCTTTGCGGCAATTTTTGCCGGTTGTTTGACAAACTGCTTACCTGCACTTTTTCCAGCTCGCTTTGCCTTTGTTGTTGCTGCGTATTCAGCAG